GCTGAAGGCGATCAGGCCGACCATAAAGAAGTTGGCGAAGAAACTTCAAAAGGCACTGGGTAAGAAGGTCAAGGTTGAGAGTGTCTATGAGCGGAGGAAGTTCCAGAGGTCGTTACGGAGATAGAATGGGTATGTGGAACGGGCCGGTGAACGAGCACATCACGGCAGACCTTTTCGTAAGGACTGTTTTTGGCGAAGCGAATGCCCTTCATCTTGAGTTCACCGCAATGCTTGAGACGTGAAATCTCAAAGTCGAGCCGCTTATTAGCGAGATGCTGTTGCTGAATCGCAATCTGCGTATCGACAGCCTCTTTACAACGGCGTTGCAGGCTTTGATCTAGGGGAATGGTTGCCTGAACAGACAGGCCAAGATTCCAGTTGTGATTGTCCTTTTGCCCTGTGCGCGTGTCTTTGTAGAAGAGCACGTCGCCTGGATTGTCTAGACGACCATCGTCATCCAGATCGGAGAGGTCATAAACCGGATCTGGATAGCTGTATTCGTAAGGCAGACCCCATGATTTGGTGCGGTTGAGGTATGGCGTAACAGTCAGCGTTGGACCTTGGCATTGGATATTTCCGCCATAGGTGTTGGTGATTGCTGAGCCTTGCATGATCTGCACAGCCTGATTGCTTACCGATCCAGACGATGTTGCAGTTGGAGCGGCGGTTGCAGATATACCACCAACGTCTTGAGCGTTGACTGGAGCGGTGGCGATTATTCCGAGAAGGAGGAAACCGTATCGGTAACGCTTGTGATTTCGGTTGTGCGTTGAATGGTTGTGACGTTCGACAAGCCTGGTCCCTTGAGGCTTTCGACGAACTGAAAAGCTTCTCCGGGTTTGACGATTGACCAGTTGGGTCGTTCTCCTAAGGAGGTCCATCCGTTGACCGTTGTATTGGAGACGGGGTTGATTGGTCCGTCTGGAGCAATGTTGACTCCACTAGCACTGTATTCAAACCCAGTGGAGTAGTTTTCGCTAACGATTGTCTCAGTGACCTTACTGGTTGTTTCTGTATGAGAGGTCATGGTGCCTTGAGTGAACTGAGGCACGATTGGTGCTGCTGTTGCTGGAGCGGTTAGAAACAGCAGCGCTAGCCAACGCACTATTCAACCTCAATACTCAGAACCACTTGACCTGTAGCTGTAGTTCCAGCTCCACCAGCTGTAATGGTCATTGCGCCATCAGAGGCGATTGTGCCAGCAAGACTTCCAGCTACACCGCCTGAGGTTGTGGTGGTATTACCAAGCATTGGAAGACTGGTAACAACACCACTGCTTACTGAGGTTGCTGTTGGGGTGGCATCACCTTCGATATAGGACTCGCTGTAAGAGAAGGCGTCTCCTGCTGTTGTGATGCTGTAGGCACCTGGCGTATAACCCACAGCAGAACCAGCAGTGAGAGTCCCGAGGACAGGAGCAGTATCCAGAGTGACGTTGCTACCGCTGACAGAAAGAGTGCTGCCAATTCTTGAAGCCTGTGATGCTGCCCCATCGACTTGGAGTTGCACGGAGGACTGAATCTTGTGGGTGATGTCTGCTCGGGCAGGCAATGCAGCCGCCAAAGTGATCCCTAATACCAAAAGTGTGCGGGTCATTTAATGCCGGCTTTGGTGTCTTTGTTGTCAACGATAGTCGGCTTCTTGTTCCCGTTTCCATTCGACTTTCGCTCGATACCGAACGACGCCATTGCGCCTGTAAGTAATGACGCTACAAACGTGTTGTCCATCTTCATCTGCGGGAAGATCCCGAGGTAAGAGACAGTCAGCAGGGCGGCACTCCAGGCGAGTACAAGAGCCTTAACGACATCCGCGATGCAGATGCCTTCCTTTTCCTGATGCTCCTCGGAGTTGTTAGCCATTGCATTGCAGAGCTACCGTTACAGCGTAACCAGGCCAGGCCAATGCTTCTAATCCTTAAGCCGATCCTGATGACGATGTGGAAGTCGAAGGCATTTAAGGAGTTAATCGTCGCGATGCTCGAGAAGATTGTCGCGAGGACTGACAACGACCTCGACGATCTCGCTGTTAAGCATGTCCGCGAAATGCTGTTGCCCGAGACCCGCATCGACAAGTGAGGGCTTGGATGATGGCACCGCTTGCGTTGCTTCCGTTCTTTCAGTTCTTCCGGGGTACACCGCATCAGCTAGCTGCTGTTAAGCAACTCGAGGATTCACTGCCGCAGGAGCTGCTAGACGAAGATGCTGCCTGGTTCGACGCTTGGCGGGCTAGCGGGATGCAGCAGCAGGTCTTCGGCGTCCCTTACTTCCGGCAACTCGAAAGCTCGAGCGGCTACGGCGAGCGGGAGTGCTTTAGTGCGGCGGCGGCGATGGTCGCTGCGTTCTACGACCGATCAAGCAGCCTTGATCTCTACAACGCTATGCGCGCGAAGATCGGGGAGACGACCTCAGTCGAGGTTCAGCTCGAAACCCTTCAGTTGCTCGGCCTCGAGGCGAGATTCTCGCGCAACGTGACTTCAGACGAGATCGAGGAGGAGATCACGGCAGGACGTCCGGTGCTTGTCGGTTGGCTGCATCAGGGCAACATGCTGCGAGGGGAGCCGCCGATGTGTGGCAGCACTACCTGCGGGCATTGGTCGGTGATCGTCGGGATGGACCCCGACTATTGGTATATGCACGACCCGCTCGGGATGCCTCGGATCGAAGAGGGCGGCCACGATCGGTCGATCGCAGGTGATCGAGTCGCGGTCTCTCGCCCGGCCTTTTATCAACGCTGGTCGGTCGACGGCCCCGCTACGGGCTGGGCGGTGTTCGTCCGGGGTGAATAGTCTGGGGTTTGTTTTGGCCTGTGGGAGTTCTCTGCGACTGGGAGATTAAAGCCCGCTGCAAGGGCGGCATGGTTGAGAACTTCGACCCGGAACTGATCAACCCCGCGAGCCTCGATCTGCGGCTCGGCGGCTGGATCATGATCGAAAGCATCTACAGCCCCGAGCTGGTCCGCGTCGATATATCCGAGACGACGGAAGACAACCCCTTCATGATTCAACCCGGCGATTTTCTTCTCGCCGAAACAATGGAGATTTTCAACCTGCCCGAAGATGTCAGCGCGCAGTTTGTGTTGAAGTCATCGAGAGCTCGTGCAGGGTTCAATCACATGCTTGCTGGCTGGTGTGATCCTGGTTGGCACGGTTCGACTCTTACGCTCGAACTCAAAAACGAGCGGCAACATCACCCCCTACCGATCTTCCCGGGAATGAAAATCGGGCAGATGGTCTTTCACTCGATGTCGAATGTTCCGTTCGTGAGCTACGCAAAAACGGGGCACTACAACAATCACCTGACGGTGATGCCAAGTGTGGCGTGATGAACATCTCTGCGCTATAGCGGGTTCAATCCGTCGCGAGCTCGAGATGGAATGGATGGTGATTGAGAAAAGCCTCGAGGAGGAATTACACCTCGAGGCGACCGTCCGTGAGATTCGAGCCTGCGAAGATCTCGAGAAGATGCGTTGCCTTTGCGTCGCCCTGACCCGTCAAGCATGGCATCAGACGAAGCTCCTGAAGCAGGCTGTCGGTCACATCGCTGAGCTCGACTCCGGCGGGATATCGGCGTCATAGAGGATCTGCGCGTAGCTGTAGGCCCACTGAGCCTGCCAGTCTTGCGTATAGGTCCGGACCATCCCGGCAACCTCTACTTCCCAGACCCAGGTGTCGCCCTTGAGGACGCGCTGCATCTTCGGTTTGCCCATAAAAAAAAGCGCGGCCCCCCTACTAAAGCCGCGCCTGTTTAGTTTGGCTCCGAATCAGAAGGGAACGTCGTCAGCCTTAGGCTTTGCGTCAGAAAGAGCCATCAGCAGGTATTCGTTGCCCGCCGCGCTCGTCTTAGGCATCAGGCGTCCGCGTAGCTTCACGCAGTCTTCGCCCTTCTGGTTTTGACACCGCTCGGCGTTTTTAGCCCAGGTCACAAGCGAGGCAAGCTCAGAGAGAGGAATCTCGAGCATCGACCAGTAGCTGCCGGGCTTATCCCGGTCTGCGTTGAAGTTGCCCCACAGGGTGAAGGCGTCCTTTGGATAGTCACTCATTTGCCTTTGAAGAATCGAGAGATGATGATGCGAATCGCCTCGGAGGCGTTGTAGTCGCGGCTCTTCATGAAGTGCCGCAGGTGTTCGGCTACCTCAGGAGGCAACCGAACTTGAAAGAGGTTTTCATTGCCAATAGGTTTTTTCTCGGTCACGGAACGACGGGGAAGTTGTTTTGAATCCAGGTGAGGTGTCGCACCTCCTGAATCGCGGTAAAGACCTTAGGTGTCTTGACGTCGAACTCCTTCCTGAACTTTTCCAGGAACTCGTTTTTGATCTTCGGCGGAAGATCACCGATGCTTCTCTTTAGTTGCTCTCTGTCCGCGTCTTTCATCGGCCGAAAATCGGCAGGCATACTCTGCACGGAAGGTGCAGCCGCAGGGTTCGCCTTTACCTCTTCTTGCTCCTCTTCGCGGTAAGGATCCTCGATCTTCTCTCGAGCCCACAACTGCCAGGCAAGACCAAACGTTGCAGCCGCCGTAGTACAGAGGCAGCGACGGTGAGTGTCGGTGAAATCACGGGCAGAGACTTTCGCGAAGGCGATTGGGGCGTTGCGGTTATCCATCACCGACTGCGGGAAGTCGGGGGTGCGCTCGCCGTTCGGTCCGGTGAAGTAGCCGACGACGTAGGCCGTGCCGTTCGGAGCTTCCCACACATGGGAACCCGAGGGCGAGGGCTGGACGTTGAACTGCCAACCGGGAGCGTTCTCGTGAAGGAGGTGCGCGACGCGGCACCAGTTCACATAGTCGGCCGTGTATTTGCCAGCTCCTTTTCGACTGACATCATCGGTCTTAATGACGTCGCCGAGATTAGGAATCGAGGGCGGTGACGGTGATCGTTGTTCCGACGGGTTCGTCGTGTCGGGCATAACGCTTGAGGGAATGGATAGAGACAATGAGTGAGTCATCACGCAGGACAGTTCGGGTTACTGAGAGAGCATCACCTACAGCACGAACGAGCTTGTCATTGTCGGGTGGGACGATGTGATGAATAGGTGCTGAGGGGACAGTCTCGTGAGTTCGTCCCTTCGCCGTGCTGAAGTGGCCTTTCGGCCTAGGGAAGACAAACTCACAACGAAGAGAAACAGGGGCCTCTTTGTTCCACGATTCGGGGAGGTGCTCGAGGGCTCGCGCCGCTACGTCTTGCCGCCAGGAGTACAGTTTATCAGCGTTGTTTGCGACAACGTACTTACCTCTGCGAACCGACATAGAGCCCTGAGGGACAGGGATCCCGAGCACGGTGAATGTGAAACTATGCGGCTTGTTCTGCAAGGTAGGCTTCTGCTCCTTTGACGAGAAGCATATTGCAAACCATCTGCATTGAGGGCTCTTTGTAGTTTCGAGCGATCACCACCCCGTTGAGCGAGTGTTGAACTTCGATTTTTAGAGACTCTTTCACGAGGTTGATCGCATCTACTGCCTCCTGAGTAAGACTCGCATGAAATTTCACGGGGCTGAAACTGCTTTTTTTAGTTTTGCTAGGCGTAGCATTTTTAGGCTTGTTTCCGCTCAAGTTTTTTGGAACGGCGTACCTGCCCGGGTACTTCTCATCGATAAATGCAGCAACCTCATTCACGTTCCAATAAATCTTCCTCGGGGGATACTTATCGGCTGTGTAATGAACGCCCGCCTTCAACTCTCCGTTGTATTTCCAGTTGTAGAGAGTCGGGGAAGGAACTCGAAAGAGCTTTGATGCGGCAGTGGTAGACATCCACTGTACGCCGTTTTTGTCCTTGAACTTGTTCATAGGTCGAGAGATTTACAGGCTGAGGTGACGCCCGCCTTGCAGTCGCGCAGGGTCAGGTCATCGAGTGTTGTCGTGAGGCAATACCAGAAGGCCCAACAGAGCAGGCCGATGAAGACGGCCCAGATCTGAGCTTCAGTCCGAGGACTTATCCGCACTTGCGGCCTCCTTCTGCATTTCGTCGTAGCGGGCGCGGGCTTTCTCGCGAGCGGCTCCGAGTGATCGGCAGGTCGACATGGATTCGTCGCGAAGGCGTTTGATCTTGATGTCGCGCAGCGAAACGTCGCGGCACTGATCGACGATCGCCCGGAGAACCGCGTCTGAGGCTTGGTCGTAAGCGCCCCACCAGGTTTCGAGGTCGTCGCCTGTTACGGCTTCGATCTTGTCCTTGCTGTCCTCTATGCCTTCGAGGCTGAACATCTTGTTGATGACGCAATCGAAAGCGAGGAGGAGGTGGCCGACCTTCCGGGAATCTCGAACGAGACCCCGGTGCTGATCGCGAATGTTCTCGTGCTGTTGCTTGTGGTGTTCGGAGAGCTCCTTAACTAAGGGGTCTTGCTCTACGAACTCGAGCTTGCTTCGGGTCATAGGGGATGGAGGGTCTAGGGGGTTCGCCCGTCCGTATACGGAGTAAAGGACAAACGGCTCGGCCTGTCTAGTGCCTGTAGCGTTTATGTAGCGATTCGCTAACGAAACGTCTCAGAACTGTAGGGGTCGCCGCGCAGCTATCATTCGAGCTCTTCACCCTGAAACGGGCGAAGGACAAGTGACCTGCAGCGGATCAGGTGTGAGGGGCGTCAGGCGCGTGAGCCGGTCTTAGTCCGCAACCCTTAGAAGTCCGGCTGGACGCACTCGAAGCGGCCCCACGCGTCCTCCCAGGCGGCGGCGCACTCGTCGGGGGTCTGACGGATCACCCGGCAGCGTTCAGGTCCGGAGACGACCGTCAAGCACTCCGAGATCCAGAGCCGAGGGTGATGCTGCTGCATCATTGAGAGGTAGGCCCCGAGTTGCGCTGTCGCGGGCTTTCGGCTAGATACGGCACGTCGGTTGCTAACCGTCTTCAGATCCCCGAGGACGACGGGCCAATCTTTTTCCGGCCCGTCCCCTCGAAGGCGAAGCAGAAAGTCGAACGAGCCGCCGACGGATCGTTTCGCGTCGCATAGCCGGTACTCGGTCGCGAGCAAATCGAAGTCCTCGAAGAGGGGGTCGGACCTTAACGGATCAAGCCAGTCTGTCCAGCGTTCGTCGATCTTCGGCTCGACTCCCTTCAGAAGCCCCTCGAGCCAGCCGTGAATGCTCTCGCCTCTTTCGGCCCAGCCGTCGGGTCCGTCCTTCGTCCTGCTGATCGCCTCTCGTTGCCGGGGACTCATATCGAACCCGATCACGCTCGAGACCGACTCGGCGAGCCACTGACCCTCGAAGCGGTAGCGGTGAAGATCCTCGTAGAAGGTCAGGCCTTGTATCGGTTCGATCACGAAGTGATAGCGGACCGAATCATTATCGGTATGTTTCGCGCGTCGTCCACCTACCGAATGACTACAGCAGAAAGCCTTGAGCCCCTAAACGCCTCCCCGGCGTTCGTCCGAATCGATCCGCGTGTCCTTAAGGAAGTCGAGAGGAAGAAGCCGATCGGCGTCACTCGTACAGGATGGGTGAACCTCCTGCTGCAGCGGGCTATCGCCTCCGAGCCCGAGCCGCTGCCGCGCGACTGATTCACCGCAATGCCCTCGAAAGTCTCGGCGTCCGGTTTCGCCATCGTTCCCTACGCCCTCATGGAAAGCGTTCAAGACGCCGCCGTGTGGGCCGTTTACGCCGTCGTTCATAAGCACGGCTTCGGTTCGTCCGACGGATGCTGGACGTCCCTCGAGACGATCCGGCGTGAGACCGGCGTGAGCCGCAAACTCGTTCAGCGATCCCTCGGATGGTTGAAGGATTCCGGGTGGCTGATGGCCGAGTACCGCTCGGGCTACACCACTGTCTACAAAGTCGTAACGGAGGATCCTGGTAAGACTGACCTAGGTCGAATCCGACCTGGGTCAAAAACGACCCGGGTCAAAAACGACCTAGGGGGTAGGTCGAAAACGACCTGGGGGGGTAGGTCGAAAACGACCTACAAACAAGAACCCCATAACAAGAACCCAGGAACAAGAACCCCTAATAGGGGGGAAAGTTCCGAAACGACCCCCGAGAAGAAAGACCCGTTGCGTCTCAAGCGCCTCCCGGCCGAGGCGGTTCCCCCGGATCTTGCCGACTGCTCAGAGCTCCTCGCCGAGTTCTGGGCGTGCAAAAAAGGGACCCGATCAACTCGGGTTTTCACGCGCGTCTGCAACAAGCTCCGCGCCTGGTCTCCCGAGGATCGGAAGCGGTCGATCGAGAGCTCGATCAATAACGGCTGGGGCGATGTCTTCGAGCCTCGCCGTCAAG